TTGTTGAGAGTATCATTAAATGCAGAAGAAACCGTTACGGTTTTTCCTGCATTATTTTTTATCCGAAGGCAGGCGGAAGGAGGTTAAAACATTGAACGGATACAGTTATTTGACGCTGGAACAGCGCCGCGAGATCGAAAGAATGTATGCAGAGGGTGAACGCGTTGTTGACATTGCCGCCCGTCTGAAAAGGAGCGCCGCCGCTATCTACGAAGAGTTGAAGCGTGGCTATACGGGAGAGTTTGACGGCTACGCCCGCCCGAAGTACAGCGCCGATCTTGCACAAGCGACGGTGCAAGAGAATTTCCGGCGCAGAGGAAACCGACGCGGCGCGAATTGCTGAAATACGAAAGGAGCTATTCAATATGAAAATGAAGAAGATCGCAAACAACGTGGCGCTTCAAACGATCGGCTACGTAATTAGCGGACTTACGAACGTGTATATCTACGTTCGGGAATGCGGCTATCAGAAGCGGGACGTTTACAGGGGCTTGTATAAGCACTTCGCGCACGACGAAATGAACAAATACGCATATTGCAAGATCACGGAGCTTCGCGCCGATGAAAACGTGCTTTACATCGGCATTGAAGAGTAACGCGGGAAAGGAGCTATTCGGAATGAGTACAACACGATACAAAATCCGTTTATGGGAATACGACGGCGAAGCGTCCGTCGCAAACGCCGTTACCTTCGACAGCTTCGACGAAGCGCAAGCGCGGTTCAATGATCTTCGCGTTTCGGAGGAAATGCCGTGCGTCGAGTTCATCAAAGAGCGGATCGCGAACGGGTGCATTATCGGCGACGAAGTTTTGAACGTTCGGCAGTTCACTTCGGTATTTGACGCTATCACGAAGGACAAGCCCACGCTGGCGGGCTTCCTTCGTTCCCTTCCGGTCATAGAAGCGCCGTGGGACGGCGCATTTCAAGAACGCTTTTGCGTAGAGTGCGGCGCGGACAGTTGCGACGCTTGCCCGAACGAGCAGTTCCGGAACAATCCGGAATGGTGGCTTTCCCTTCCGGCGGCGGAGGTGGAGCAATGACGGCGGATCGGGCGCGCGGGGCGCTTGCCGTCCTGCAAGACGCGGACGGGAAGTTTATTTGCGAAGTGCCTTGCGGTTACATAGTCGAGCAGACAGCCAGCGCACACAAGCCCCGGCGGATACAGGCACAACGGCGGCGGCGGGCAATGCTTCGCCGTCGCGTCGCCCTTACGGTTGCATTGCTGACCGTTGCCGCCCTTCTTGCGGCGCTTATGCCGTGGAGCGGGAGCGGTGCGGCGGACAAGCCGAAGGACACGACCGCCGGAACGCTTGAAGAGGTACACCAGCCGACCGCCGTTCTTCTTCCTTCGAGCGGGACGGTGGCGGAATATGTGCCGAACGCGGCGGAGGTTGAAGCCCTTGCAAAGCTGATCTACGGCGAAGCGGGGATCGTTCCTTCTACGACGGAGCAAGCGGCGGTTGTATGGTGCGTTCTGAACCGCGTTGACGATCCGCGCTTCCCCGACACGGTGCTGGAGGTTATCGAAGCGCCCTATCAGTTCAGCGGCTACGATCCCGAATATCCCGTGAAAGAGGAATTCGCCCTTCTTGCGGCGGACGTGCTGACACGATACCGCGCGGAGCGGGACGGCGAAGAAAACGTCGGGCGGGTGCTTCCGGCGGAATACTGCTTCTTCACGGGCGACGGGCGGCGCAATCACTTCACAACGGAATGGAAAAGTACGGATTGCTTCGGCTGGACGCTTGAAAGCCCGTACACAGATTAAGGGAGGGACACACAATGAAGGACAACAAAAGCGGCTGGCAGTTCCCGAAGGCGCTTGAAATTATCAAGTGCAAGGAAGGAAACAAAGAGTTTATGAAGGAACGTCCGGCGCGCCGCCCGTTCGGAAACACCGTGCTTATTTGCGAATATCCGATCGACGACACGGCGGCGGAAGAGCCGAACGCGAAGTTGATTACATGGCGGCTTGCGAAGCGCGCCGCGCGGGACTTCTTGCGCGTTTCCTTCATGCCTTCGGCTATCGTATCGGCGGCGACGCATGGCGGGAAAACCGCCGTCCGCGTCTACGGTAAATATTAAATCACACGAAAGGAGCTATTCAATTATGTTCAGCAAGAAAAAGACAGAATGCCGCGTTTGCGGCTATCGCTTCACACCGGAGCGGGAAAACATCTACACGGCGGAAGAACCACGTTCGGCGCTTGAAATGCTTACCGCCGCGCCGACGCGCTTTTCGGCGGTTGATTGCCCGATTTGCGGTTGCCAAATCCGGCTGGCGGATCGTGCGCCGCGCATTGACTTTCCGGCTATTGTAGAACGGCACGACGCGGACGCAGAGGAAACGGAGGGCGGCGAAGATGAAGATTAAAAGTATCGCCGCTATCTGCAAGAAGAACAAGAATATTGCAATCTTCGAGCGGTACAGCGACGACGACGACATATTAACGCAGTACATCGGCGACGGATCGGCGGTTTATCCGGTTATCGGGCTTCCGCCGCTTGACGCGGAAAGCCTTTTAACGATCTTCGACGTTCCGGAGAAAGACCGCGATAATTACTTCGTGAAAACGCTGGGCATTCCGGCGGGTATCAGCTTCGAGGATACCGACGCGACGGAAAGACAAGTCGAGCGGGAAGGAATATCAATCATCTATTCCGGACGAACCTTGAAGCCGATCCGCACAACGCGCGGGCTGGTATTCATCGAAAGCCGCTATCTTGCGCCCGTTGCTGACGTGCTGGACGTGCTGGAGCTTTACGAACGCCGCACGACGGACGGCGCGCCCTACATTGTAGCGAAGGCGGGCTTCCTGCTTCAAGCGGTGATTATGCCCTATGACGTTATCAATCAGCAGTTCGTGGAGAGCTTGCAAGCCTTAACGCGGGAATGCGAATTCGCACTTTCCGAGAAGGAACGCAGAGAGCGCGAAGCCCGCGACCATTTCACGGCGACAGAGCCGGAGCAATTCGCCTTGAATGTTGATCCGAACACGGGCGAGATCGTAGAAGGAAGCGAGGTGGCGGACAATGCCTAAAATGACGGTACGCGTTATTCTGAAAAGCGGCGTTGAATTCTCTATCAAGTGCGACAAATTCACACTTACGCGAAACGGCTTTCAACAGGTAACGGGCTACAACATCGAAGGGATCACGGAGAACCAGCCTGTTTATTTGGACTTTGAGCAGGTGGCGGCGGTTGTCCGCGTCTTTTCCGACGAAAAGGAGGTGGCGCACGATGAACAAGGCGCTTCTATCCTCTAAAAATATGTGCTGGTGTACGCCGCAAGACTTCTTCGACAAGCTGAACGCCGAATTCGGCTTCGTGCTTGATCCGGCGGCGACCGACAAGACGGCGAAATGCTCTTTGTATTACACGCCGGAAACGGACGGGCTTTCGCAAAGCTGGGATCACGGCGGCGCGGTATTCTGCAATCCGCCTTACGGACGCGAGATCGGCAAGTGGGTTCAAAAGGCTTTCGAGGAAGCGCGGGGGGGGTATCCGATTGTTTTACTTATCCCAGCACGGACAGACACAGCATATTTTCACGATTACATTTACGGGAAAGCGGAAATCCGCTTCGTGCGCGGGCGGCTACGGTTCACGGACGACGACGGGAACGCCGCCGATCCCGCGCCCTTCCCTTCAATGGTAGTTATCTATAACGGGGAGCGGGCGAAGGAATGAGCGATAAAAAGAAATGCCCGTTTTGCGAAGCGATCGCGCTTCAACGGTTCATTGAAGAACACCACAGCAAGCCCGCAGGGTTCGGAATGGCTTTATCCGCCGCGCTTGTTTCCTACGCAGTAGTAAACGGGCGCAAATGCGGACGGACAACGGATTACATGAAGGACGGCAAGGGCTACCCGCTCAATTATTGCCCTTCGTGCGGAAAGCGGGTGAAGAATGAATAACCGACAGGAAAAGCCGCCCTTGAAGTGCTTGCTGGGCATTGATCCGGAGAAAACGCAGAAATGCAAGCCTTCGGAATGCGCTTCTTGCGGCTGGGAAGCGGCAGAAGCCGCGCGGCGGCGGGAGTACGTAAAGGAACACGGCTTGACGCTATGCGCCGACGGCTTCCGGCGGCTGATTATTAGGAAGGAGAAAGACATGGCAACACCTTATAAGGAATGCCCGCATTGCGGCGCACATCTTGACAGCGGCGAGAAGTGCGAATGCCGCGCAGAGGAAATCGAAGCGAAGAATTCGCAGAAATACGCTTGCGGGCTTACGGAACAGGACGTTGAAAGCGGCTGGGAATGCCCGCTTGATAATCCGAACGAAACCGTCGAACGTTGCGAAGATTGCGCTTTTGCAAAAGAAACCGATTGAAAGAGAGGGTAAAAGACAATGACAGGTATTAACGAGGTTGCGAAGGAAATTCACGAAAACGCCCGCGCCCACGGCTGGTGGGACGAAGAACGCGGCTTTCCGGAGGTTTTAGCGCTCATTCATTCGGAGGTATCCGAAGCGCTGGAGGAATACCGCAACGGACACGGCGCAACAGAAATCTATTTCAGCGACAGCGGCAAGCCCGAAGGTATCCCCACGGAGCTTGCGGACGTGATTATTCGCGTTCTTGATTATTGCGGATACGCAGGGATCAACATTGACGCGGCGATCTCACAGAAGCACGAATACAACAAAAGCCGCCCGTATCGGCACGGCGGCAAGAAGTGTTAATCATGGCGGAGCGGGTGAACCACCCGCCGCATTACAACGCGGGCGGGATTGAGTGTATCGACGCGCTGGAAGCCGCAACAAGCGGGCTTCAAGGTATCGAAGCCTTTTGCACAGCGAACGCGATCAAGTATTTGTGGCGCTGGAAACTGAAAAACGGTGAAGAGGACTTGCAAAAGGCGGTTTGGTATATCAACAGACTTATTCAACGAGCGGGCGCAGACAGCGCCGCAGGAAAGGAGCTATTCAATATGAAAGAGAACAAACACGGCTTCGAGCCGAAACAAGAATTCACGATGGGCGGGATCGCTTGGACGGTCATTCAGACGGGCGCGGATTGGGTGAAGTGCATTGCTTCCGATTGCGTCGAGGAACGCGCCTTCGATGAAGAGAACAAGAACGACTTTGCCGCTTCTTCCCTTCGCGCCTATCTGAACGGCGAATTCTTGCGCCGTCTGATTAAGGCGGGCGCGCCGGAAGAAATATTCGAGTATTTCAACATCGACTTGACCGCCGACGACGGCTTGAAGAATTACGGCGGCGATCGCGTCCGGATCGGGCTTATCACTTGCGAGGAATACCGCCTTTTGCGCGGTAACATTCCGGCGCTTCCGGATCGTTGGTGGTGGACGGCTACACCGGACAGCCCGATAAATTCTTACGTCCGCAACGTCTATTCGGACGGCTCTTTGAGCGGCAACAACGCGGACAGCGGCGTCATTGGCGTTCGCCCGCTTTGCAATCTCAAATCTGAAATCTTGGTATCGTACTTAAACGGCGAGAACGCAGAGGAACAGAAGAAGCGCGCCGAAGCCGTCGATATGATGAAGCATATTGCCGCCGCGTGGGACATCGACGCGGAAGAAGTTTTCGGGAGGGCTGACGAATGACAATGTATCAATTCATGGTGAACGCCTTTTATATGCTTTGCGGCGTTGCTTGCGTCGCCGCTTCCGTTGTGATCGTCTACATCGTTTTGAACGTGCTTTTCAGAGCGCTTCGGAGGGGCGGCGGGAACAATGGCAGATATTAAGATCGACGAAGAATTGCTTTTGCGCGCAGGGCTGGGGATCGGCTACGCGTTCGCGCCATTCTTTAGGGGCATTTTAGAAGGCGTTGAAGATTACACGATCGAACAGGCGGCGCGGGAAATGCAGGAAGAACACGACGCGCAGGAAGCCGAAGAGGGCTTGAAACGTCCGGTTGAAAAAACGCTGATCGGCGATTGCCGGAAGTGCTGGTGCGATCAATGCGCGAAGCTGGAACAATGCGTTCACTTGCGCGAAGGCGCGCTTCCGGACGGGGTGCACCCGTTCCCTTGCGTCGGGTGCGCGGACGGAATGCGCTTCAAGCCTTGCGAAGAAGAACGGTGCGCCGATTTCGAGCAGGGCGCAGGATTTAATAACGGCTGACAAAACAAAAAAAGAGAACGTCCGGTTGCGACGTTCCGGACGTTCTCTTTTCCTCTTACATAGCTGTAAAAGGAGCTATTCAATATTGAAATTATAGCATTTTACGGCGCTTTTGTCAAGGAAGGGCGGCGGGATTATGCAGAGGGTTAAAAGACGTATTTTTTCGGGCGTTGTATGTGAACAAGAGGTTTACACCGTATCCGATCGAACAAACATCAAGAAGGCTGAACCGCGACCGCGCTTCAAGGACGACGAAGAGCGCGCGCAACACCGGATCGGCATATCAAAACGGAAACACCAGCGGCTGGTTAATGAAAACTTTTCGCCGCTTTCCTTATATAGTACGCTGACGTTCGACGACGACAGCGAAGTTCATACATTCAGCGAAGCGCGCAGAATACGCGACAATTACTTCCGGCGGCTTCAAAGGGCTTGCCCCGACGCGAAGATCATTATTTACATGGGGCGCGGCAAGTCTACGAACCGAATTCATTTTCACATGATTTCGGACGGCATACCGGAAGAAACGATCAGCGGCAAGTGGAACGACGGATCAGTAATCCACATTCGGCACTTGCGCGAACACAATTATTATAACGGCGTTGACTACGGGCAGGATTACACGGGGCTTGCGGATTACCTATTCAACCATTGGACACCGGAACAGGGCGGACACCGTTGGAAGGCGACGCGCAATCTTCGCCAGCCGGAGAAGGAAGCGCCGACGCTTGCACTTCGGACGTATACGGAAAAGAAAGCACCGATCGCGCCGAAGGGTTACAAGCTGGTGGAAGCCCGCGCGACAAAGTGGGGCTACATATATTATAAATATGTACGCGAACCGGAGAAACCGAAACGCCGGAAGAAACGCGAATAGCGGGAACGCCCGAAGGGGCGCAATAAAAAGCCTTGTAAATGTGTAAAGTTTTACGACCAGCGCTTTTCCTTCCGAAAGATTGATTTTATTTATTCCCCGTCGCCCGCTTTTCAGAGATCACGAACGCGCGCATTGTCAAGGGTGCGAAGCACGGCGAAGCCGCTTGCCCTTGATAATGAAAGCGCGGGAGTGATAAAAGCGGGAAGGCGGCGGGGATATAAAATCAATCGTGAATGATCGGTTCAGAACACGGATCGAGGAAGCCCGCCGGATCGCCGATAGATTTATTCCTTTAAGCCCGTTCCCCCCAGCGGGGGGCGGAGGGGGGAGAAAAAGAAAGAAGGTGAACAACGTATGCTTGAATTGAACAAGCTGTATAACATGGACTGTATGCAGGGAATGAAAGAGTTTCCGGACGGCTTCTTCGATCTTGCGATCGTTGATCCGCCTTACGGTATCGGCATAGACGGACAAAAGAAGCGCGTGTGCGGCAATCCGAAGCATAACCGGAAAGAGCATATCCGGAAAAGCTGGGACAAGACTATTCCACCGCCCGAATACTTCCGCGAATTGGAACGCGTTTCAAAAGCGCAAGTGATATGGGGCGGAAATTACTTCGTTCCGTATCTTGAACAAGGGCATAAAGGCTGGCTTGTATGGGACAAGGGGCAACACGGCTTGACAATGAGCGATTGCGAATTAGCATATACCAGCTTCGACACGCCGACGCGCGTTTTTGTCTGCAATCGCGTTGAATTGCTGAACGACGGGACAATTCACCCGACACAAAAGCCCGTGAAGCTGTATTCGTGGGTTCTTTCCCTCTTCGCCCGAAAAGGTATGAAGATATTGGACACACACGCCGGAAGCGGAAGTTCCTTGATCGCTTGCTATCGTCAAGGCGGGCTTGATTTCGTCGGCTTTGAGATCGACGAAGATTATTGCCGCGCGGCAAATGAACGGCTGGAACAGGAACAAGCACAAATCCGGCTTTTTGATCTCTTGGAGCAGGAAGAACGGAAAGCGCAAGCAACGCTTTTTACGAAATGAAGGGAGGAAACACAATGCAGGAAAAAAGGACGCTATATCTTGCCGGAAAGATCACGGGCGATCCGTATTATTTCACGAAGTTTTACAACGCGCAAAAGAAGCTGGAGGAAGGCGGCTTCATCGTCGTAAATCCGGCGCTTCTTCCGGCGGAGGGCTTCACGTGGGAAGCCTATATGCGTATGTCCGGCGCTATGCTTGCAGAGTGCGCCGAAGTCTGTTTTCTTCCGGACTGGAAAGAGAGCAAAGGCGCAAAATATGAATTCGGCGAAGCAATGGCGCAGAACAAGCCGTTTTTCTTCTTCGCTGATTGGGAACGGGAGGGATCACAGAATGCAGAAAAATAAAATGCCCGTTCCGACGGAAGCGCAAGAGCAAATGACGCTGTTTTCGTGGGCGGCTATGCAAAGCGGGAAATATCCCGAATTGAATTTGCTTTATCACGTCCCGAACGGCGGGAGCAGACACAAGGCGGAAGCGGGACGGCTTCGGGCGGAGGGCGTGAAAGCGGGCGTTCCCGATCTATGCTTGCCCGTCGCGCGCGGGCAATATCACGGGCTTTACATAGAGCTTAAACGGCAACGCGGCGGCAGGACAAGCGATCATCAATCGGAGTGGCTGGACGCTCTTTCGGCGCAGGGCTACAAAGCCGCGCTTTGCTACGGCTGGGAACAGGCGGCGGGAACAATTATCGAATATCTAACCGGAGGTGGCACACATGACTAAAAAGCAAACAGAGCTTTCCGAAGAGTTGCGGGAAGCCGTATTTGAAGCCGCGCGCGCAGGGGCGGCGGAAGCATACACACAGAACACGGGGTACGTAAATTACTTCAAGGCAATGGAAACATTGCTGTATAACTACAAGAAGCTGGCGGCGCTTGTAGCCGATGAAGAAGCGTATTGCGAAGTTGAGTATCACGCGGGACGAAAGACGTTTTCAACGACACCACAGGCAAAAGGCTTTATTCAGCGCAAGACGGAAGCGGAGATCGTCGAGGAAATGCGAGAGGAAAAACAAAAGCAGTTCAAAGAAACGAAATCCGGCTTTGACAGCTTGACACGCGCTATTTCTCTTTTCGAGGGGCATAAAGAATTCGTTGTGATCCGGCTTTACTATTTCGGCGAGGACATCAACGGCAATCCGCGAGAGGGCGGAACGGCGACGTGGGAAGAGATCGCAGAAGAGCTTTCCGACGCGGGCATTCTCAAAGAGATAAAGACGGCGCGCCGCTGGCGGAACAAGATCGTCAATGACATGGCGGTATGCGTATTCGGCATTCCGGCGGCGGTATCAGCGGCGACATACCGGAAAGCCGTTGACAAATGACCAAAACGCGACCAAACAATGCACCTTGTCCGCGACGCTTACGCGTGATATAATAATTACGCTGAATTATTGCGAATTGAATAGCGCGGGATAAAGCCTTTTGCGTGATACGCGGAAGGCTTTTTCTTTTGCTCTTTTGCACAGACTTTTCCACAGGAAGGAGGATAACCGCATGAAGCCGTGGGCGGAAAGGTTCTACAATTCGGACGCTTGGCGTTCATGCCGCGACAGCTTCTTGAAGTCGAAGGGCTACTTGTGCGAACGCTGTTCAACGCCGGACGATCCAGTAACCGCAAAGATCGCACATCACAAAACATACTTGACGAAGCAGAATATCAACGATCCGTACATAGCGCTTTCGTGGGACAATCTCGAAGCGCTTTGCCAAGATTGCCACAACAAAGAACACCACCGGAACGACAAGAAAAAACGGTACGCATTCGACGAAGCGGGAAACCTCATATCCCCCCCTATTCGATCAGAATTTAGGGAGGGTTCGACACCGAGGACGGGAGATTAAAAATACTCCGCAGGCGCGCGCATAACGGGTGTACGCGTTTAAGGGGGTGTGGGTTGACCGGAAAAGGGGGTGATATTTATGGCGACAAAGAAGGACTTGACGAAAGAAGAAAAGATCAAGCGGGAGTTTTCCCGATTGAAGCGCATTTTCAAAGACTTGGATAAAAACAAGTTGCAGACCGTCGAAAGCCTTATCAAGAACGCGGCGTTCATGGCGGTATCCCTTGAAGAATTGCAAGAGATCATCAACGAAGAGGGCTACACCGTCGAATACCAAAACGGCGCAAATCAGAGCGGGACGAAGCAAAGCGACGCGGTGAAAACACATATCGCCATGACAAAAAATCACGCCGCAATTATCAAACAGCTTTGCGATCTTGTACCGCCGGAGAAGAAAAAGGAAAGCCGTTTACAGGCGTTACGGGACGAATAAAAATGCCCTTTTCAAATTACATTTACGAGTATTACGACGGCATTTCTTCCGGAAATATAACCGTCGGCAAGTGGGTTCGCCTTCTGTATGAATACATCGTGAAGGGGCTTCAAGAAGGGCTTTTCACCTTCAACGCGAAGAAGGCAAACAAGGCAATTCGGTTCATCGAAAACTTTTGCCATCATTGCGAAGGGCGCACAGACCTTTTGAAGCTGGAGTTGTGGCAGAAAGCCGCCGTTTCCGTTATGTTCGGGATCGTCGAAGAGGACGGAACGCGCGTCTTTCGTGAAGTGTTTATTGTGATCGGGCGCAAGAACGGCAAAACGCTTTTTGCGTCCGCCGTCATTGCTTATATGGCGTATCTTGACGGCGAATACGGCGCGAAAATATATTGCCTTGCACCGAAGCTGGAGCAAGCAAACATCGTTTACGATAACTTCTATCAGATGATTAAAAAAGAACCGGAGCTTTCCGACCTATCGAAGAAGCGCCGTTCCGATATTTACATCGAAGAAAGCAATACCGCGATCAAGCCGCTTGCGTTCAACGCGAAGAAATCCGACGGCTTCAATCCGCATTTAGTCGTGAACGATGAAGTCGCGTCGTGGCGCGGCGACGGCGGCTTGAAGCAGTACGAAGTTATGAAATCCGCGCTTGGTGCGCGCCGCCAGCCGATGATCCTTTCGATCTCGACTGCGGGTTACGAAAACGACGGTATCTTCGACGAATTGATGAAGAGATCGACCGCGTTTTTGAAGGGAGGAAGCAAGGAACGCCGCCTTCTTCCCCTGCTTTACATGATCGACGACGTGGAGAAATGGAACGACCTTGAAGAGCTTAAAAAAGCAAATCCGAATATGGGCGTTTCCGTTTCGCCGGACTTCTTCAAAGAGGAAATCGCCGTCGCCGAAATGAGTATGTCGAAGCGGGCTGAATTCCTTACAAAGTATTGCAATATCAAGCAGAATTCTTCCGTCGCGTGGCTTGATTACGTCGTTGTTGACGGCGCAGGAATTCACGCGAAGCTGGAGGATTTCAAGGACAGTTACGCCGTGGGCGGCATAGACCTTTCGCAAACAACGGACTTGACCGCCGCTTCCGTCGTGATCGAGCGGGACGGCGTTCTATATGCCTTCGCACAATTCTTTATGCCCGCGAACCGCCTTGAAACGGCGCAAGCGATCGACGGTGTACCGTATGACATATTCGTGAAGCAAGGGATCGTCAAACTATCCGGCGAAAACCACGTCGATTATCGCGACGTTTACGAATGGTTTTCTATGCTTCGGGATCAGTACGGAATATATATCTTGAAGATCGGGTACGACCGCTATTCCGCGCAATATCTGATCGACGACTTGAAGAACGCGGGCTGGCAGACGGACGACGTATGGCAGGGAGAAAACCTTGCGCCCGTGATCCGTGAGTTTGAAGGCGTTATCAAGGACGGCAATTTCAAGATTGCCGACAATAACTTGTTGAAGGCGCACTTCCTCAACGTCGCATTGAAGCACAACATGGAAACGCGGAAGTTCCGTCCCGTGAAGATCGAACAGCGGGCGCGAATTGACGGCTTCGTTTCCGTGATCGACGCGCTGACCGTGCGGCAGAAATATTATAACGAAATCGGCGAAATGCTCAAAAATGCGGGGTGATAAAAACATGGGAGTTTTTGAAACTATCTTCCGGAAGCCGAAAGCCGACTTGAAGGCGGAAGGCTATTTCAAAATGCTAAACGGGTACACACCCGTTTTCAGCAACGCGCCGGAAAGTATTTACGAAATGGAGCTTACGCGCGCGGCGATACATTCGTTCGCGTCCTTCGCTTCAAAGCTGAAACCGGAGATCAGCGGCACGGCGCAAAAGAACCTTGAACGGACATTGCAGTTCAAGCCTAATCCGTTCATGGATACATCGAAGTTCATTTACAGGATCGCGACGATCCTTTCGGTGAATAATACTTGCTTCATTGTTCCGATTGAAGATGAATTCGGCGGGCTGATCGGGTATTATCCCCTGCTTCCTCAACGGTGCGAAGTTATCGAGTATAACAACGTTCCGTTTTTGCGCTACACCTTCGGGAATGGGCAGAAAGCCGCGATTGAGTTTGAACGCGTCGGCGTAATGACGAATTTTCAGTACACAAACGATTTCTTCGGCGAGAGTAACGCCGCGCTTCGTCCTACAATGCAGTTGATCCATACACAAAATCAAGGAATTATCAACGGCGTTAAAAATTCGGCTTCTATTCGCTTCTTGGCGAAGGTTGCAAATATGTTGAAGCCGGAGGACATCACGAAGGAACGAAAGCGCTTCACGGCAGATAACCTTTCGGCGGAAAATCAATCGGGAATGGTGATCTACGACGCGAAGTTTGCTGACGTGAAGCCGATCGAAAGCAAGCCGTTCACGGTCAACGCCGCGCAGATGGCGCAGATCAATGAAAACGTGTTTAACTACTTCGGCACGAACGCGGGCATTCTGCAAAACAAATACACGGAGGACGAATGGAACGCGTATTACGAAGGCAAGATCGAGCCTTTCGCGATCCAGCTTTCGCTTGTTATGTCGAATATGACGTACACGGCGCGGGAATTGTCCTTCGGGAACGCGATCACGTTTACCGCGAACCGCTTACAATACGCAAGCAATCAAACGAAGCTGAATATCAGCACACAGTTATTTGACCGCGGCTTGCTGAACCGCAACGGCGTTATGGACGTTTGGAACATGGCACACGTTGAGGGCGGCGAGAAATATTATATCCGCAAGGAATACGCGGAAGTTTCAGAATTGGGAAAGGAGGTTACACCAAATGCCGGTAGTGAAGGGACGGGAGTACCGACAAATGTTCCAGCCGTTGATGATCCCGCAGGGGACGACGGAAAAGAGGTTTGACACCGATTTTTACGTTGAAGGCTTCGCGACAACGTTCGATAAACCGTATGTTATGTACGAATACGGCGGGATCAAATATTGCGAAGTGATCGACCGGAACGCGCTTGTCGGCGCGGACTTATCCGACGTTATTATGCAATTCGATCATTCGGGTATGGTTTTCGCCCGAAACAAGATGGCAAAGAACAAGCCGCCTTCCCTGCTTTTAGAGACGCAGGAAAGCGGCTTGTTTATTGCGGCAAATTTGAGCCTTACGGAAGAAGCAAAGCGCCTATATGCAAGCATTGACGCGGGCTTAATTTGCAAAATGTCGTGGGCGTTCACGGTATCCGAGGACGCATATAACAAAGACACGCACACAAGAACGATCTTGAAGATCAAGAAGGTTTACGACGTTTCCGCCGTGAGTTATCCGGCGAACGCCGATACCGATATTTCCGCGCGTTCCTACTTCGACGGAGTGATCGAAGCAGAGAAGCGGGAGGCGTTAGCGCGGAAGGCACAAATCCTAAAAATCAAACTTATGATGGAGGTTTAACACAATGAGAATTAAAGAAATCGAAGCCCGCCTTGCGGCTATCAAGCAGGAGATCGAACAGCGCGGCGACGCTATGACCGCCGAAGAGATTGACGCGCTGGAGCAGGAAACCACACAGCTTACCGAAGAGCGCGCCGGACTGATTGCCGCCGCCGAGAAGCGCAACGGCATTCTTGACAATATCGCGAAGGGCGCGGGCGTTGTTATCCGCACTTTCCAGCAGACCGACAACAACGGGGGTGCTACTACTCCGGACAATCCTTCCGCTACGCCGGAATATCGTTCCGCGTGGCTGAAAAACATTGCCGTAAGAAGCGGAATTTCCCTTCTTGGCGATATGTCCGCAGAGGAACGCGCCGCATTTACCGCAACGACCGCAAACAGCGCCGCAGTTGTACCGCCCGCAACGCTCAATATGATTATTGATCTTGTTGAGAGTATGTCCCCTATGCTGGAGGACGCAGAACATTCCGGCATGACTTCCGGTTTCGGCGTTCCCCGCCGCAAGTCTATTAAGGCTGGCGACGCGAAGGGCGTTGCAGAGGGTACGGCAAACGACGACGAAGAGAACGAATTTGATCTTCTGTCCCTTGAAGGTATCGAGATCAAGAAACACGCTGTTCTGTCCCGCAAGATGAAGTTTAAGTCTATCGACGCGTTCGAAGCTTGGCTGGTGAATGAGCTTGCGGAGCGTATCGCCGTAGCGAAGAACCGCGTTATCCGCAATCGTCTTGACGGCGTTGCGCCCGACGGCGGTTCTGCTATCGCGGGCGCGGGCATTGCCACCGCCAACATTCTGACCGGACAGAAGTACACAGACGCGGCTATTCGCGGAATGTTTGCACTGCTGAAAGGCAAGGGCGAACGCGTTATTTACGCGAATAACAAGACCATTTGGAACAACCTTGCGGGCATTGAGGACGGCAACAAAAACAAGTTGTTTGTTCCTAACAGTATGGTTGATCCTATTACTGCGGGGCGCATTTACGGCGCTTCCGTGAAGGTTGATAACGAAATCGCGGACAACGTTATTTACCTTGGCACAAAGGGACAGGTTATCGCGAACGATTACGATGAGCTGGAAATCTTCTCCGCAATCGAGCCTAAAACCGCGAACGAGGTTAAGACCGCGTACAGCTTGTTTGACGCTGGCTTGAAAAATCCCGAAAGTTTCGTGAAGGCGACATTCGTCACTGCTTAATAGCGGGAGGGCTGACAAATGCTTGACAAGGTAAAGCTGGCGTTGCGGTTGAGCGGGACAGCGCTTGACGGCGAAGTTTCCGATCTCATAAACGCGGCGATTGCCGATCTTCGCCTTGTCGGTATCAACATTCCGGCGGAAGCGGGATCGTCCAGTAAAACGCTGGGCGATCCCCTTCTTGATCGGGCGGTTGTGCTTTATGCAAAGGCGGAATTCGGCTTCAATGACGACGCGGAGCGTTACCGCAACGCATACGATTATTTGAAGTGCGCCTTGTCGCTGACCGCTGATTACACCGAAGAAAGCGAGGGTAAATAAATGAGATGGGGCGAACAAATAACATTGGTTGCCTTGTCTGAACCTTCGCCGCGCACGAACGAACACGGCTTCCCCGTCGCCCGCACAGAAACCGCGACAACGGTTTTCGCTGACAAGAAATCCGTGGGCTTTTCGGAGTTCTACAAGGCGCAACAGGCGGGCTATACGACGGAATTAAAATTCGACGTGCATTCCTTCGAGTATGAGGAACAGCAGATCGTGGAATATCCCGTTTCGAGCGGGAAACGGTATCGCGTCCTTCGGACGTACACGCACGGGAACGGAGAATTTACAGAGTTGACGCTGGTTAATCTTCCGGAAGCGGAAGGGGGCGGCAACAATGGCGAAGTTTAACGTTGTCGGGCTGGACGACGTACAAGAAGCAATGCTTCGGCAAGACGCGATCGTTGAAGAAGCCGTGCCGGAAATGCTCAAAGCGGGTGGCGCAGTAATGCAGAAGGCACAGCAAGAAGAGATCAAGACAAGGTTCAACAGCAGACGAAGCACGGGGGCGCTTCTTGCGTCCATCAAAGTATCCGCCGTGAAAGAGATTGACGGCGGAAAACGGGTTGAAATCTATCCGAACGGAAAGGACAAGCACGGAGTACGCAACGCGGAAAAAGGCTTCGTCCTTAATTACGGGCGTTCAAATATGCCCGCGCGCCCGTGGTTCACGGCGGCGAATGAAAAGGCGGCGGACGACGTTGTTTCGGAAATGCGCCGCGTATGGGAGGAAAAGCAAAATGAAGAACGTTGACAGCTTGTTAAAAGCGGAGCTTGAAAAGCTGGGCGTTCCCGTCGAACGCCTTAAATACGGCGGGAAGGCGGCTTGCTTTATCGTCTATCAGCTTGTCGTGGGGCGCGACACGTTCTTTTCAGACGATGAAGAGGGCGCGCAGGAATTCACGTATCAAGTACACGTCTATTCAAAAACGGATTACATCGACATTCTTCAACGCTTGAAAACAGCATTGAAGGCGGCGGGGTTCTACGCGATCACGATAGACGCGGAAACATACGAACAGGACACGGGATATTACCACGTTCCCGTTGAAATCAAGTATATGGAGGTATGACACATGGCAACAATCGGTTTGCGCGATCTTTACCGCGCACCCATCACGATCGGCACGTCCGGCGCGGAGGAATACGGAACGCCCGTGCGTATGGCGAAAGCTATTTCGGCGGAGCTTTCCGTTGAAGTCGCCGAAGCGATCCTTTACGCCGACGACGGCGCGGACGAAGTTGTAAAAGAATTCGTATCCGGAGAAATCACGCTGAACGTGAACGATCTTCTTCCGGCTGATCTTGCCGCCCTGCTTGGACAGAAGCAGGACACGGACAAGGTTGTTTACGGTTCTGACAGCGACGAAGCGCCCTATACCGCAATCGGCTTCCGCGCGAAGAAGGCGGGCGGAACGTACAAGTACATTTGGCTTTACAAGGTCAAATTCGCGATCCCCGATGAAAACTACACCACGAAGGGCGACAGTATCGAATTTACTACGCCGGAGATCGTCGGACAGTTTATCAAGCGTTCCGACGGATTGTGGAAGGCTGAACACGTCGCAGAGCCTACGAACAGAGTGGCGACGGATTGGTTCACTTCCGTTCGTGAGCCTAACAACGCGGGCGGTTAATCGAATATCGAAAGGAGGAACGGCGGGAAGTCTGAAAAGGCTTCCCGCCTTATTCTGCTATGAGCGCAATTAAAGACGGACGTTTCCCGATCATGCTGGACAAGGAAAGACACCTTCTTTTCAGTCTGAACGCGATCGACGAAATGCAAGACAAATTCGGCGGCTTCGATCGCCTTGATACCGTGCTTTCCGGCAAGGACAGCATTAAAAATCTTCGCTGGCTTCTGACCGTGCTTTTGAATGAGGGCGCGGCGGACGACGAAGAACCGCTTACCGAAAAACAGGTGGGCAAGCTCATTCATACGGGCAATTTCGCCGACGTGAAAGCGGCGATCTTCAAATCCTTTTCTATGGGCAACAACGGAACGCCCGAACCGCCCGAACGGGACGAAGAGGAAGAGGACGACGAAGAGGACATCGAAAAAAACGCAACAGCGGGCAAGGAATAATCGACCTTGCCCGCCTTCTTTATATCGGCGTAACGCTTCTTCGCTGGAGCGAAGCCGAAGTATGGCGCATGACACCGTATAAAATTTTGACGCTTTTCAAAATTCATCGTGAATTCAATCCGGATCGTTTCAAGCCCGTTCCGAAAGAAGTTGATATTGACGACGTGCTGGGAGGGATATAAATGGCGAAAGAAGAGCAGATCAAAACATCAATCGACCTTACAGGCGAAAAAGAGTATCGCGCCGCTTGCACTAACATAAATTCTTCCCTTCGCGAAATCGGATCGGAAATGAAGCTGACGACGGCGGAATTCGCCGACAACGCAGACAGCGTGGAAGCGCTGACCGCGAAACAGAAGCTATTACAAAAGCAGTTCGACGAACAGGCGAAGAAAGCAGAAGCGGCGGAAAAAGCATTGAAGAAAATGCGCGATAACGGTATCGAACCGACAAATCCCGCATATCAGAAAATGCAAACAAATCTGAACAACACCAAAGCCGACATGGTGAAAATTCAAAAGGAAATCGACGACACTTCTAAAAAGCTGAAAAGCTCAAAGGTGGATTGGGAGAGCGTCGGCGAAACCGTCGGCAAAGCAGGAAAGGCGATCGGCGCAGCTTGCGCGGCTATGGGTGCGGCGATTGCGGCGGCGGGTGCGGCATTCTTCGGGCTTGCCGAAGAAACACGCGAAGCCCGCGAAAACATGGGTAAACTTGAAACCAGCTTCACGACGGCGGGACATTCGGCAGAGGACGCGAAAAACACCTATACGGAGTTGTACGGCGTTCTTGGCGACGACGGACAGGCAACAGAAGCCGCCGCCCACCTTGCGAAGCTGACTACGAACGAAAAAGAGCTTTCGGACTGGACAAACATTTGCACGGGTGTTTACGCGACATTCGGCGACAGCTTGCCGATTGAAGGCTTGACCGAAGCCGCGAACGAAACGGCAAAGACGGGATCAATCACGGGCAATCTTGCCGACGCGCTGAATTGGGCGGGCGTTTCCGAAGATGATTTTCAAGCCAGCCTTGACGCTTGCACATCGGAGCAGGAGCGGCAAGCCCTTATCACGTCCACGTTGAACGGGCTTTATTCCGAAGCGGCGGACAAATACAGAGAGGTAAACGGCGACATTATCGACGCGCAGAAGGCAACAGCAAATCTGAACAGCGCTATGGCGGCGCTGGGCGCGATTGCTGAACCGATCATTACAAAGCTGAAACAGCTTGCGGCGGAGCTTTTGCAGGAAATAACGCCGTTCGTCGAGCTTATCGGAAAAGGCTTGACGGGTGCGCTTTCCGGTGCAGAGAGCGCGGCGGAGGACTTCACAGACGGCTTGCTGGGTATGGTTACGTTCGCGATCGAAAAGCTAACGGAAATGTTACCGACCTTCCTTGAATTCGCGGTGAAGATGATCGCGAATATCGCTACGGGCATAGCTCAATCGTTGCCGACGCTTGTTCCTTCGCTGGTTCAGCTTGTAACGGACATCGTGCAAGTTCTGATCGACAATATCCCGTTGCTGATCGACGCGGCTTTACAGCTTGTAACAGGGCTGGCGGAAGGCATTATAAACGCGATCCCCGTTCTTGTTGCGGCGCTTCCGCAGTTGATAACCAGCTTGATCGACGGTTTGCTTTCCGCAATCCCGCAGATCATTCAAGCGGGTATCGACCTTCTGACGGCGTTAATTACCGCCCTTCCGGAGATCATCACAACGATTGTTGAGGCGATCCCGCAGATCATTGAAGGTATTATAACGGCGCTTACGGAGAACATACCGCTTATCATTCAAGCGGGTATCGACCTTCTGACGGCGTTAATTACCGCCCTTCCGGAGATCATCACAACGATTG